CGGATGAACTGCGGCGCCTTCGCCTGCAAGCTCGGGTCCTTGAGCATATCGACAAGTTCGGAAACGAGATCGTCAAAGCTCGGCATCAGCGTTCCTCACAGGATGAAATGCCGCACCCGGCAGTGGCGGTACTCGTTGGAATTGAGCAGCCGGTTGACCCCCTCGATATGGGCAGGGTTCCACATATCCACGCCGTATTTCGTCAGCCACTCGAACTGAACCTGGATCGGGATATGGGCGGCGTGCCACATGTCGGTTCGCCTGTCCCACGAGTCCGATGCAACCGCCTTGTTGCGGTCGAGCACGGCGTTGGTTGCGTCTCCATCGAACTGATGGCGCACGAGAACGCTGTCGGTGTCTTCGTCATAGCCGTGAAAGACCTTCAGCCCCTGCTCGGGGATATGGTCGATCAGGTCCCAGTCAGACACGCTGGGCGCGCTCCTGGGCTTCGAGTTCAGCCGCTTCATCGTCCTTGACGATGGTGCTCTGGCCCGCCTGCAAGCGGCGTCCGTCGCGCAGGAAGGTGGCATCGAGCGTGCAGATGATGATTACATCCTGCGGCTCGGGGATCGGTGTTTCTTCAGCCATGTTGGCCTCCAATGAAAAGGGGCCGGCTCTAGGAACCAGCCCCGCTTGACCTACTCGGCGGAAAGCTTTTCGCGCAGGGCGTAGCCTTCGAAGGCCCACAGCTTGCGGATGGCTTGCTCACGCGCAAACTTACGACCGAGGGCGGCGTTAAAATTGGCGGGCGATGCAGGCGCGCTTTCGCCAGTCACATAAAAACCGTTCGCCATTTTCAAGACGCAGATCGTCAGGATGTTGTCGATCAGCGTGTATTCCTCTTTGGTGATCTTCTGCTCCATGCTTTCAAGCGTCACACGGGGAGCAACCGCGACAGCGGCGGATTCGCTTTCGGTAACTTCGAGACTGTTCATTGTTCAGACTTTCTTTCAGAATACCGCTGATCCGCGCGGCCCGGTGCAAAAAGGGCCAGCCCCGAAGGGCCGGCCCCTAGTCAGCTAACTGATAAGTGTTAGCTCAAGTCACGAATTGCGCCCGAAGCGGCTTCGTTGAGGCACTTGAGCGCCGTTTCAGTCCACATCATCTTGCGGGTGGCAAGACCGGTGACCGCCATGTCCTTGGTCTGGAGCGGGTCGAGAACAGCCTCTTCCCAATATTCCGGGTCCACGATCAGCGCGTCACGGGTCGATGCGAAGCGGTCAGGCACGAACTGCACCTCGCCCACGTCCGACACATAGTAATCGGCACCGGCGACGATCGTCAGACGCTTGTCGCCCGATTCACGGCGCGCAGTGGAGAGGCCGGTGAAGGCCGCTGCCGTCTGCTTCTGGCCGATTGAGGTGATGACCATCGTCGGGTTACCGCCGGCGGTCCAGATCGATGCGAGCACCGTCTTGAGCAAGGTTTCCGTGTAGGTGCGCTGCGTGCCGTTGGTGGCGGCCGCAACGATACCGGCCGAAAAGCCGCCATTGGCCGGAGAGCCAGCGGTGCCAAGCGCCGTGTTGGTCGTGAGCCAGGCAAGCGCACCGGCGGTTTGGCCCGCCGTACCGGAAAGGGGAGCGACCGAGGCATAGTTGCCAACGAACCGCTTTTCCTTGTCGGTCTGCAATTCCTTGCCCGACTTCATGATTTCCTTCGCCATTTCCGAGCGACGGCCAGCCTTGTCCACGGCCTCAACCGTGGTCGAGGTGCCAACAACCTTGGTCATGATCTGCGTATAGGTGCCGACGCGAACCGTGTTGGGACGCGAGGCGTTGGTCAGATCATCACCCTGGATCGAGGCGTTGGTCGCATTGGCGGCAACGAGCGAGTCGGTCTGCCACTCGGTGTAGGTGGACTTGGCCGAGCCCTTGCCGATCGCTTTCACGAACGGCGCATCATTGGGATAGAGGGCGCGGATCTTGTCGTCGAGGTCCTCGCGGACGCCGACGCGGGAAACCGCCTGAACGGTATTTGAAGGTACGGTCATTGTCTAAGTTCCATCATGGGAGGGGCAGCGTCTCACGACGCGAAACCCTGGGTTTACATGTGGCCCGCTTTTTCCAGCCAATCCGCGAAGTCTTCCGGCCTGCGGGTCTGACTGGCGCGCTTCCAAGCGGCATCGGTGCGCCGTGGCCCCTGCTCCGCCCGCGTCTCGGCACCGTTAGGCTTCATCACCTTCGGTTTGCCCTTGGCGTTGCGGACAGCTTCCATCTTGCGCGCCTGCCAAGCGTCGTATTTCGCAGCCTTGGCTTTCCAGTCGTGCGCCTTCTTGAGTGCCAGCACGTCGGACGCACTGGCCTGGGCGAGAAGTTCGTCTGAATATCCAAGTTCACGGCCCACATTGCCGAGTTCCGCCATGAGCTTTGGCCCCTTCTCAGGATCGTTCATCTCGGGCAACTCACGGCGAAGGATTTGCAGTTCCGCTTCCTGTTGCTGGGCGCGGATGGCTTGCTCACCTGCCTGGGCCTGTTGGCGCGCTTCAGCCGACTGCTTCGCGAGATAGTCGCGATGGGCAGTCATCTGCTTGTAGAGCGCCATTTGCTCCGCAAAGACCTCCGGGTTCGTCGCGATCAGCGAGTAATCCGGCTCCTGCGGTTCGAACAGCTTGGCATATTCCCCCAGTTCATCGGCGTATCGCTTCTGAATGGAGGCCAATTCACGTTGCGCCTCGGCCTGGGCATTGCGCTTGGCCTCGGCGGCTTCGGTCGTACGAGCCTGCACCTCCCGGTTGCGCTGGGCTTCGGTTTCAGCCCAAACTTTTTGAAGTTCGGGCGGAAGCTGCGCGAAAGCTGCTTTCTGCTCTTTCGACAGGCTGACAGGCGGATCGATGGCCGGGGCCTCCGGTTCGTCTTCCTCATCAACATCGTCATCCACGTCGTCGCCCTCATCGGGTTCTTCCGCGTCCTCGGATTCATCATCGGCGGCCTCGGGGGGCGCCTCTTCGTCCTTTTCCAGTTCGTCCAGAAACTCCGCGAAGTCGTCAACGGCGTTGCTGGTTTCAGCAGGCGCGTCAACGGCTTCCGCGCTTTCGCTCGGATGGGCCGTCATAGCTTACCTTTCAGTGGTTTAAATAAATCGCCGCGCCTTGTGCGGGATGGCTTCGATCATTTTCACGCGCTTCTGCACATGCTCCTGAACCTTGCCGTCGTTGATGATGGCCTGGACCATTGCGTCGATCTGCTGCGTAATCTTGTTGGCTATCGCCAGATTGGCGAGCTTCTCGTTTTCCCATGGCTCAACCTGCGACATGCGCTTGAGCAAGGTCTCACCGATAAAGGCGAGGATGTCCTTGAGGCCGCCCTCTTCGACGTAGAAGGGTTTCCAGCGGTTGGCGCGGTGCAGGGGGTCTTCGGTCATGCCAACAGCGGATCATCGTCATGCGCCCAGCCCATGCGACCGATATGCTGGCCACAGCACGCGCATTTCATTAACGGAAAATCACCGACACGATCCTCCTGAAGCGTGAATGTCTTGTTGCGGCAAACCCTACACCCGATGAATGCGCACATGTCATCTTCGACGTGGGGGCTTTTGAAGGAGAGATGCACGACATTATTTGTCAAGCTCGCCTCCGGGTCTGTTCTTCGGCAATTGCTCGGCCTGCTTCAGCGCAAGTTCGTGCCTGTGCTGGGCCTGCATCCTGTCCAGCTCGAACTGGCGCTCCGCCTGCTGCTGAGCCAAGGCAAAGTCGCGATCGGACTGCTGCTGCGCCAGTTGAGCTTCAGCCTGGGCCTTGTCATGTTCTAGTTGCAGCCGTGCCGCCGATTCCTCACGCATGAACTGGATCTTCGCGGCACCCTCAGCCTGGGCCTGCTGTAGCTCCATGGCACTGCGCTGCTGGTCGAACTGCATCTGGCTAGCGGCCATTTGCGTCTTGGCCTGGGTTGCCTGCATATCGGCTTGAGCCTTTGCAACAGCAGGATCAGGCGGCGGCTGCGGCATGCTCGCCTTCAGCTGCTGGCCTTCGGGGCTATCGGGATCAGTGAAGTAATCGAGCGGATTGCCCAGCGCGCTGTCGCGAATGATGCCGGCACCATTGTTGTAAAGCTGCTTGTCGGAAACCAGCCCCAGTTGATGGCCGGCCTGCTGTATCTCAAGCACCATCTGCCGATAGGCGAGGCGCTGTTCCTTCTTGCCCGAACCGAGACCAACCCGGATCGAAACGTCAAGATCGCCCGACCAACGTGAAGGATCGACGGTACGAGCCTGCCCGTCCATCTTGACCATCATCGGGTCGCCGTTCTTTATCATCAGCCGCAGCTTCTTCAGCAGCAACCTGGCAAACGCCTCCGCGAAGTTGCGGGCGACGAACTCCTCCATCTGCTGGCCCTGCGCCTGCATCAGTGCAGTACCGGTGGCCGTCCTGTTCAACGCATCCGCATCGAGCCCCTGGTTGAGCCGGGTAATGCCGGTGCGTGATTCCTGCTCGCCGACCAGCAACTCCATCAGGGCCATCGACTTGGATGGGTCGAACGGATTGTAAAGCGGGACCGGGGCCTCCCTGCCCCTCACGATGCCTCCGGGAACGACCGTCAATAGATCGTCAATGGTGTTTTCGCCCATCATCGTCTCATTGACAAACATGCGCGGCGCGTTGGTCATGTACGTGCCGTCGAGCGCCTGCCTCAGCAAGACCGAACGCACACGCTGGAGATCCATCACCTTGTCCGAAAGCGCGTTGCCAACCATCCGATGCGGACGCGGGAACGGGCAAAACACAACGAACGGGTTTTCCTCGACCTCTTCCCAATCAAGTATGGTACGGCCGACACGAAACGCCTTGACCAACTCGGCGCGGCCATCGCCGTCCATGTCAACCCAGCGATACTCTTCCCTCAGCCAATGCTCGCGCATGCCAGGGACGGAACTCATGTCCTCGCCGAACAACAGTTCATCGTTCCAACGCTCGGTCTCGCGGCTATCAATCGAGGCTTCGTCGGCGTTGGGCAGGTCTTCTACCATCGCGCGGTCAAAGCCCATCTCGATCAGGTCGGAATCGGTCTTGCGGCTGCG